GATACTATCTACAGCATCACCATCAGTTGTTCCTGTTGCTTTCGCTAGGAACTCATCACCAACAATCTCTTCTCCAACAGTAAAGTCTCCAGATCCACCAGGATCCATAAAGAGTTTGATGCTACTTGCAAACGTTATTTCAATATCATCGATCTCTTCAACTCCAGTATCAAAGTCATCACTACCGATTTCGTAGATCTCAGCGGTAATGGCATAAAATTGAATCTTACCAAATTGGAAGAATGGTTCTTCCTTGCCAACAAATTTAATTTCGTAAATATCTTTTGTTAATGGGAAGTACAATAAGTCTCCCTCATTAGGTCTACTAGTAAGCGTGAGGTTTGGGTTATGTTCTGCTACCTCTTCATCCCAGCGTCTTGTAGACACACGGAAAATAATTTCATCTGTAATTCTTAAACCGAACTTGGAGATGAACTCTGCATTGTCACCAAAACCCATGACGTTCTGCAGTAGCATTTCAATCTGGAATTGTTCTTGATACTTAGAGTATCTAACTTCATCCAGCGTGCTATCTTGTAGAACTACTCTAGGGATATAGTATATATCTGAACCAAACAGTTTGATTTGCTCATCCACAAGATCCTGAACGAGACCTTGTTCGCCACTGTGACCTGAATAGTAAGTTGGAAAATAGGGACTGGTAGGCATCTTATCCGATCATATCCATAGGTGGAATTGCATACTTACTGAGAACTTCGCTTTCGATTTTCTCAATTTCTGCTAGTGCGTCTGTGTATAACTCTCTTCCGTTGAGGGTGATACCACCAGGCAACTGAACATTGTTATACTTAATCAAGTTCTGACCCCACTGCTTCTTCATAAGAGCAGTAGCATATTTTTTGACAAACGGATCATTATTCATTTCTGTGGCATCTGTAGGATCAATCATCCTATGTGCCTCAATTAGCAAATACTTATCTGTTGCTAAGAAATCAGCATCTACGTCAAGATATAAACGATCACGACGTGCTGTAAATCTGAACTGCTGGAATGAACCGTTGTTCAGAACCATATCTAGAGTTTCTAGATATTGTTTAGTCATAAAATAATTGAGGATATCAAGTGATCCAAATGCATATAGATCATTTAGATATAGTTGATATTCAACACCAAAGAGATTGGAACGAATTGAGTTACTTACTAACCCAAAGACTTTACTGATGCCAGTTACATGAGGTGGGATCGGAATGTAGTTTGTTGCTTCATTCCAATCTGATCCATTAGTTGTAGTTGTTACAGTAGCTTTAAATCTAGTAATGTCAGATTCAGTTAATGAGTGGGTAAGATAACATCTTTCCATTCCGTTGTAGCAGTTCTCCTGAAAGAACTGGAACGTGTCATCAATAACGTTATTGACCTGCTCGTCGTCAATATTAACTTGGAGGACAGGCTCACCAAGCTGCCTCTTACAGTATGTGATAAGATCAGCTCTTGAACTTGGAGATGCCATTACACACAAAAAATCCCTTCTTACCTATTTAGGAAGAAGGGATTTGGTAGTTATTCAGTGGGTGTTTCTTCTTCTGCTGCTTCAGGTTCACCTTCGAGAAGACCTAGTGTTTCTAAACCACCTTGTAGTTTGATCTTATATTCTTTTGCTTTAGTTAAGTTTTCTTCTAGTTCAGCAATTTGCTTTTCGGTAGTGGCAATTTGCTCTTCAAAGTTTTTCTTAAGTTGTGTGGGATCCATAGTTATCACATTGAATGGTGTGTGTATTATTTATTAGGGGTTGGTAAGATGTCATTAGCATATTGGAGATAATATCCATCTGCTCTAACATAATGAAAAAATGCTTGATGAAAATATGCATCTTTAGGACATTCTAACTTATCCCTCCAGTGTAAAAATTCCATACCTTTATATAAAATAGCATCTCCTGGTCTCATTACATATCCAAGTGTTTCTTCTCCACTTAAAAAATTTAACGGCCAATCAACACCTGTGGTGTTGGATATCTGTAATGAAACACTAATCTCACATGCTGGTCTATCAATATGTTTATGTAAACTACTACCAGAAAAATAAAATCGATCAAAATAATATGTTGGATATAACTTTTCCCCCATAAAATTTTCAATAGACGATTTTAGTTTATAGCAAATTTCTTTGTATTTGGGATAATTGTATCTTGCTGTAGTTGGAAGAACTTTAAACTCTTCCTCTACGCGATCAAATTTACCATTGATATAAAACACATTTGTATTTCTCAAACCTCCGTATTCGGGTGGAGTATCTATAAGAATATTATTGAGATCTTCTTGAGAAACTGCTTTTTCGATAGCAACAATTTTCCAGTCGTTATTACTCATTTATCTCCACCTTGGACCAATTACCCAACCAACCAAAGACTTCCTACATCCAGAATTTACTTTTCTAACTCTGTGACGCATTCTACTATCAAAAATAATAATAGTACCTCTTTCTTTGGGTGCAAAGTAAGAATCATTATCATCCGTTAATAGTTGAAATTCTCCTCCAGAATATTCTTCTGGACTTGACAACTGAACAGAAATAGAAAGTTTCCTAACTTTCTCTGTTTGATTAATGATGAAATTTTCTTCAACACTTCTTCCTTCGTTGGAATGATTATCAGCAATAGATGTATCTACATGCCAATCGTAATATTCTCCAGGACCGTAAGCAGAATATTGAAGCACATTGTGTCCAAAACTTTCTATGTCATACATAAAATTATTTTGATTTGCCATAGAAATATAGTGATAACAAAACCCAGCAATCCAATGACTTCCAGGAATAAATGTTGCTTGATTATTTCTTCTGTCTAGATTGATACCACCATTTTTATTTGTTCCAAGTTTACCTAACTCTAAATCGCTATCAAAGTTTTGTAGATCCGATACCATCGAATCCACAACTCCTTCAGGCAATTTAGTTTCATACCACATTAATTGAAATGCCATAATTAATCATTTACAACGAAACTACACCAACCAGTAATAATATATTTTGTTTCTGTAGGACTAACAATACCTCTATGGTAATGTGTCCAATAAGGTGGCCATATTACTAATTTACCCTTCTCTGCCTTACAGACATGGTTTTGAAATTGAAACTCGGTTCCTCCCTGATCTTCAACATCATTTAGATAAAACATCCACACTAGCATTCTATTAGAAATATGTGGTCCTGGGACTTCGCAGTGTGACACTTTATATCCCTCTCCAGGAAGATAACGTTGAAAATTTATTCCCCAATCAGTCTTCCATTCTAAGAGAGCATCTATTCCAGACAAATTGCCATCTGGATTTACAATAGTAAATTCTTCCCTATATTTTTTCAATCCTTCTTGGAGACATAGTAAAAGAGACTTGAGTAATATGGAAAGTTCTGGTTCTTTTTCTTCATCCAACAAAGTCGGATTTAAACTTATTTCTGTATCTTTTTTCCAGTCATAGTTTTCTCCAAGACTAGTTCTACCAGACTTATGCAATTCTGTTCTTTTTTCAAATACATCTATAAAATTTTCACATACTACACTTGGTAGCATATTTTTATATTCAGCAATAAAGTTCATTCAAGCTCCTCTAAAATTTCATCCAGATCTTTTGCTGCAGGATGTTTTCCTTTAATATTCCATTCTAACTTATCTTCATCCCAATCGGCAAGCCATGGCCAGTCTGGCATTGGAACGGGAGATACATATGCTTGCAATTCATCATCAAGCACCCAAGATGGAAATGGTTGAGTTGTGTGAAAATATCCTTTCTCAGAATTCCAAATATATCTTTTTGCTAAATTTCTATTTGTATCTGGAACTCTCATCCACACAGCATCCTTGGGGTGGAATGGATCTTTATACAACAATTCTTCCATTGCTTTAAACTCCTCTTCGGTTTCCCAAGAGCAGCAGTTTAAAACAATGTTATGCTTTACGAGAGCGTAAGACACGCTTTTGTCTTCATTTTTCATGATAAAAGAAATTATAATTTATTGATTAAATGCAACCCAAGTTCTAGTTTCTTCGTCCCACATCCAACTATGTAGTCCTTCACAGCACTCTTCTTCGGGAACTGGAACTGGTGCTTTCCATTCTAGATCTTCTCCTAAGATCCAAGATGGATAAGGTCTGGGTGGATAGAATGCATTTTTTGTTGGAGAAAAGATCCAACCACGATCAGGAATTTTGGAGATAGTTGTAACTCTTCTCCAAGTTCCATCAACCAATTCTACAGGAATTGTTCTTCTAATTCTTTCAAACTCGGTATCATCAGTAAATGGTATGCATTTTTTTACGATGTTTCTATCATCAACTAATGCGTAGTATGCTGCTGTATCTTCCATGGGTATATCCTTATGATCC